ACCTGATCAGGCAAGAGTTACTTGTTACTTTTCGCCTTTCCCGGGTGATTTTTTTATCCTTGATAGCGCATCAAATGGTGTGCTTGACACAAACAGATTGGGCTATCCATAATGGCAACACCACCAAATTTTACCGCAGGAGCCGTGCTCACAGCAGCGCAAATGAACGCTGTCGGTCGTTGGAAAATGACCCCAACTTCTATAAGTGGTACTGGCGCAACAATTGACGCAGATGGAACAATCAACGTTGCTGGTACTGGCGCATTTACCGTAAATGGCTGTTTTACATCGGATTTTAAACAGTACGAAATCATTGCAAGGTTAAAAACCGCAACTGGTGGTTGTCAGTTACAAATGCAAATGACTACGGGTGGCACGCCAGCAACAACAACGGATTACTATTATGTCGTGGGCTATACCAGTTATGCTGGCGCATGGAACAAAACAGCCGCTAACAATACTTTTATGCAATTTGGAGCAGCTTTTAATACTTACGGCTCGTTAATAACAGCAGATATTTCTTATCCTCAACAGGCTGATTACACTTTGATGACTACCAACTCAAACGGATGGGGTGGTTCTGGCGATGAGCAGGCAATTACTTGGAATCATCACCGCCTTGCTACCGCCTATGACGGTTTCAAAATGACTCCTAGTTCCTCAACTTTGACAGGTGAACTAAGAATCTACGGATACAACTAAGGCAACAATGAAACGCCTAGCCCTGCTTAGCCTCACCCTGCTCACCCTCACAGCCTGCTCAGACCGTGTACGCCACAACTGCGAAACAACAGACACAGCCCACAAATCATTCATAGAAAGCAAATGCAAATGAAACTAGAAAAAAGACTTAGCAACGAAGAAATCAAAGCCCGACTAATTCTTGTCGTCGGCGTATGCCTCTCGAGCGCGTTCCTATTCTCAATCGTTGCCCTTCTCTACGGACTGCTCTTCGTAGTACAACCAACCGAGCAAGCCCCGAACGACTCTGAAGCCTGGGCAATTCTTTCCCCAATGCTTATGACCCTTGCCGGTGGCCTTATCGGACTTCTTGCAGGCAACGGTCTTAAAGACAAACCAAAAGACCCACCGCTATGACCGCCCCTAAGGTCTACCCATACAAGAAACTTGTGCTACCTGCTGAAGTAGCCAAAGTTGGCAACGGCAACTTAACCCCAGCAATGCTTAAAAAGGTCAAGACAGGTGGCGAAATGTGGACAGGTGCAGCAGTTGCTTTCAACAAGCTCTACACCGATTGTCTCGCTGCTGGTTTCAAGCTGCGCAATGTGGGCGACTACCGCCCCTTTGATGCACAGCTTGCAATGTTCGTTGATCGTTACGCACTTAAAGATCAAGGCCGTAGCCCACAAGTGACACGCAAATACCAAGACAAACTGTGGTACCTGAAAAAGGGCAAGTCGCCTAGTGGCGTGCCGGGCACTTCTAACCACGGCTTCGGTCTTGCCATTGACCTTGCCTATGAAAAAGATGGGGCACTCGTGTCTATGGGTGGCAAATGCCTAGATTGGCTCTGTGCAAACGCACCCAAATATGGTTTCTACCTGCAAGGCTCAGACCCTAAATCGCCTGAGTTTGAGGCGTGGCACTGGCAATACGTGTGTGGCGACAAGCCACCAGTACTGCCGTAAAGGACTCCCAGCTCGTTTGAGCGTGGCTGGGGCTAGGTGGTGGGTGTCTTTGTTTCCATTGGGATATCCACCACCGCTTTGTCAAATTGTGTAAAGTAACCATCGCTACTCAAATAGCAGAAAGACAAAGGAAACATGATCTACACAGACCTACCACTGTTCAGGGCTACAGACCCGGACACATCCCGCCAGCCGAGCCCTATTCGGGTAAATACCCATCGAGCGTTACTGCTGCAGGAATACTTTTACGCCACGCTAGGGCTAACTGATGAGGAAGCAGGTGCTCGAGCCGCGCTAAACGGTCACGACATTAAGGGCTATTGGAAGCGTTGCTCAGATTTGCGCACTCTAGGTCTAATTGAGGACTTGGGCATCCGTAGAGCGCTTACAAGTGGCTCTCAGGGCATTGTGTGTGCAATCACACAGGCAGGAATAGACACAGTAAGGGGCTGGGCATGACCGACACCCAATTCGTAGTCAGTTTCGTTATCGGCTGGGTGTCCTGCTGGCTCTACCTCAAAATGATGGCTAACCGACCATGATACCGACATGGGGCTATGTGGCTCTAAGGTCTAAAGATAAGAAAACCATGGTGCAGGTCTTTACAGACTTGTCCACAGGCCTGATTGTTTATACCCAAGTCTGCCAACGTGCAGAGTCTTGGCACTCATGGGGGCCGCCTACAGAAGTTGAGAGAGTTGATTAAGAAACTCATGGCACTAACGCTTTTCCTCGCCCTATCCACACCAGCCCACGCAAATGCAGCTGCTTTGTCATGCCCTAAATGGGAACCGCTAATGGCTGAGTATTTCCCTGCCAAGGTTGTGCCCGTCATGTCTAAAATTGCCTATCGAGAGTCCCGGTGCAACCCTAAAAGCCTGTCAGCAATACGGTCTAATGGTCGCCCAGATGTTGGCTTGCTGCAGATACAAGGCTCATGGGCTACTGTGACACGCGCAGTCTGTAAGAAACAGGATGTGATCAAGGCACTGCTAACTGTCCGATGCAACCTCAAAGTGGCACAGTATCTCTATCGCAATGGTGGCCTTGGTCACTGGCGAGCAACCTCAGGAAAATAACAAAGGAAACAAATGGAAACATCAACAGGTGAACTCATCGCCCGACTAATGAACCTCAGCAACCAACTTGCTATAGAGCTGCGCTTTAAAGAGTCAAGCCTTGTGCTTGAAGTTGTCGGACTATTGCACTCACTGCCTACTATTGCTGAGCAAAACCGCCAAGCGTGGCACCCATCGCTTAACACTTCTGGCGCTTCTAAAGGCATTACCTACATCAGCACTGTTAAACAAACACATGAGTGAGTACACCCACAACGATGACGTGGCAGACCTGCTCTATGCCCGTGAGCAAGAAATCATTGTGTTAAAAGCAGCGCTTGCCTACTGCAATGCAGAACTAGACCGCTTAGAAAAGGAGTTAGCCCGTGGGGTTTGACCTGTCAGATTATGAGCCAGTCGCCAGCAGGTTAGACCGTTTCCTAAAAGCACACCCTGATGCCCGGGTCATAACTGATCTTGTGCACTACCTAGCAGACATTGCAGTGTTCAAGTGTGAGCTGTGGCTAAACGATGAAATTATCGCTACGGGCTGGGCTGAGGAAATACGCGGCCAAGGCAACGTAAACCGCACCAGCCATCTCGAGAACTGCGAAACAGGCGCTGTAGGTCGTGCACTTGCCAACGCTGGTATGAGTGGGTCGGACATTAACAAGCGGCCAAGCCGTGAGGAAATGCAAAAGGTGGTTAGGGGCGATGTGACAGTGACTGAAAGCAGCAACCTTGCCAGCGACAAGCAACAGAACATGATTAGAGCCGTCTGTAAATCCATGGGCCGCACTGTTCCCAGCAATTTGCAGGCCATGACTAAACGCGAAGCTAGTGCTTATATTGACACGCTTAAATCAGGTGAGCAGGCAGCGCCTCAGTACGACACACCAGAGGAACCGTTCTAATGAGTGTTTTGCAAAGCACTTATATTAAAGAATTGCAAGACCTTGACAGGTACGGGAAAAACCCTGAAGGTAGGCCACCAATTCAAGTGCATGTTGCGGCATCATTCTGGGAGCATGTGCACATGTCATTAGAAAGTTGCGAGCAAGAAATGGTCGAAATTAACATGACCATAGAAGATGCAAAAGCGGTACTTGCTGGATTAAGCGAGGCTATCGAATCTGCCGAAAAAGGCAGGGCTTTAAACAATGCTTGACCTGTTTACACAACTGATAATGATTACCGCTGTGTTCATGTGTGGCTTTCTACTAGGCGGAAAATGAGCGGCAACAAAAACAGTGGCAGAAAGCCAAAGCCATGCGCTCATGGGGTGCCAATCTCTAAATGCAAGCCGTGCCTTGCCGTTAAAAGGCGAGCACGTTATAAGCCATCAACATTGCCACGCAACAAAGTTCACGCTCGTTACATTGTCAGAGATTACAAAATAGCCCTTAAACATTGCGTTATTTGCAACACTGGCATAGACGAAACAAACTTTATGATGTTTGCGCTTGACCATCGAGACCCAACAAAAAAACTGTTTAACTTAAGCGACGCAAGAAGCAAACCCATTGACTTAGTGCTGGCCGAGTGTCGCAAGTGTGACCTTATGTGCCATAACTGCCACCATGTCAAAACACATCAAAACCGTGATCACATGACACGCAGAGATGAGGCCACAGAGCAAGATGAGTATTTACCTTTGTTGCTTCTAATGCAGGATGCACAATGACACCAATCTCTGAGGCGTCATTCCTGCAGCAAGTCAAAGGGCTGGCCTACATCCACGGCTGGGACTGCCACCACGCACAACCAAGCATGACACGCACAGGCAGATACATCACCACAGGCGCTGCAGGCTTCCCAGACCTAGTACTAGCCCACAAAACTAAAGGGCTTATATTTGCTGAGTTAAAAACTGCTAAGGGCAAAACCAGCATTGCCCAAGAACATTGGCTGACCATCCTTAACCCTCATGCAGAGGTTTACATCTGGCGACCCGAGCAGCTACAAGAAATTGAACACAGGCTGTCAAGATGCTGACCCTCGCTTGGTACGCCCTGCTAATCTCCATCGGAGTTGCCATCCTTCAAGGCATACGCAAAGACTGACCGCCTCACAACTGATCACAACCATGGCCACATAGGGGTTTGCACTCTGTTGGTGTTCACACGGGAACGTGGGTAGAACTGGCGCGCCTAACCACCTGAGATGACTAAACGTGAAGGGCTGTTAAGAGAAGTCGCCAGTGCAGCGTTCCCTAACGACACAAAAGGCGTATGGCTGACCGTCCTAAACAAACCACCTGCCACAGTTACTAACTGAAAGTGGGGGCTGGCACAAACCACAAGACTGATGTAGCACTGAAAGCAACCGCAGCGAAGCAAGGGCGCTAGTAGCATCACCCTCATGGCAGGCAACAGAAAAACAACCCAGCAGTACCGACAAAACAGACAAGCAATACTAGACGGCAACCCAGACTGCTACTGGGGCTGTGGCAACAAAGCCACACAAGCAGACCACC